AAGAATCTGAGTCTAGCGGTAGCATTAGAGACAATCTTACTACTAAAACGAAACCAAAAGATCTGGAGGTTGGTGATGAGTTTTTTGGTAGTATTATTACTACTGTCAAAGACGAAAACGGTAAAAACAAACGTACAAAACCGATAGATTTTTGGAAAGTCATAGAGAAGGATACTCGCTTTGGAACTAAATATACGGTTACAAACAATAAAGGCGAGAAGTTCAAAACATCTGCTTCTGGAATTACTATGCGTAAGGCTAGTGAGTTTCAGGATAAACTTCGTAAAGAGCTTGAAAAACTTAAACAGAAGTTAGAGGACGAGAAGAAACGACTAGCTGAAGAGGCTAAGTATGTAGATATATCCAAAATGAATCCAGAGGATCAATTAAAGAAAATTATTGAGGCTGGTATGCGAAACATTTGGATGGTAGGTCCTGCAGGATGTGGTAAATCTACTATGGCTCGTAATGTTGCAAATGAACTTAATGTTCCATACTTATGTATTTCTTGTGGTATTGGTACTTCTGCGACAGAGTTTGTAGGATATAAGTATCCTACTCGAGAATCTACTAAGTTTGCGGAATATTATGCTAAGCCATCTGTTATCTTGATTGATGAGATGACTGCATTAGACCCTGCAGTAGGTCAAGTATTAAATGCTGCTCTTGCTAACGGTGAGATTGAGACTACTACTGGTTTAGTATGTCGTCACCCCGAGTGTATCATCATTGCTACTTCTAATACGTTTGGCAATGGTGCGAGTCGACAGTATGTGGCTAACAATCAATTAGACGCATCTACTATTGACCGATTCACCGGTGGCATTATAGAAGTTAACTATTCTGTAGATTACGAAAGTCAGTATGACACTGATGTAGTAAACTACGTATGGAAACTTCGTGAGATAATCAAAGAGTGTAATCTGCGCCGAGTTGCATCTACGCGTATGATTCAGTCTGGACACCTTATGAAGAAGGCTTATTTTAAGAATTGGAAAGAAATGTTGATTACTAACTGGACTGATTCTGAAAAGGAAATGGTCAACAAAGAGTTAGATTTTTCAACTCGTTTTCTACAAACATCTGAAAGTAAATCCGAAATTAAAAAGGCAGCGTGACATGGGTAAAAAACTGGAGACACATTTTGATAATCTCGATAAATTTTACACTGAGTGTGAAGTTCAAGAAGATACAGGTAGTCCTGATAAGTATAAGGAGATTTCTAGAGTAGACGATCCTAAATGGGTAGGACTAACTAAGGAAGAGATTCAAAAATCTAAATACTTTTATAAAGAAGGTTTAGATGAACTTGAAAAGTTAGATGAAGATCTGATATTTGGAGGATCAAAGACTAACTACAAGTATGATGAGAATGATGGAGATGATATGAATTACGATAGATTTATCGAAGGATTACCATCTCTTAGGAAAAGACAAAGAACTGGAGGAGATAAAAATGGTAAGTTCATTAAACTACATGTAGGAATATGTGAATGTTGTGCAATATCTGCAAAAGATATGCTTTATAAATCTTATACCGCTTTAAAGCTTGCAGATTTCTTAGAATCTCAAGGTTATCGTGTACAGATTTCAACATTTGCTGAAGTAGAGGCGTTAGGTTTTTATAAAAAAGAGCGAATCGATTATCTATTAGTAGAAGTAGTATTTAAGCGATTTGAAGACCCCTTAATACTACCTACTATGCTTACATGTGTATCTCCTTGGTTTTTCAGATATCATATGTTCAGATTTTGGACTGCTAAATTTAAATGTGGCTGGGGCTTAGGTCATGTTCCTAGACAAACTAGGAAAAGTACTAAATCTGACATTTATATCTCTTCAGAAGAGTGCCTGTGCGAAGAAGGCGCTAAAGAAAAAATTGAAGAAATTAAAAAACTTTTTGACACTGATCATGGGGATGAGGAATAGGTATTATCGCACGTAAGTGGATGTACTGTCTGGTAAAGAAATACAAAGTCTGAAAAGGACGACAGAATACCTAGATTGGAGCTAGTTAATATATACTAGCATGGGGGTTCGAATCCCCCTCTCACACAAAAAGAGAGTAAGCACATATATCTTCAAGTAGGCGGGCTGCTTTGCGGTCGGCGTACGGTGAGTGGAGGTAGAAGCAGATGTGTGAATAGCCCGGTATTTTACCTAAGGAGAGGTGCAAGTCCTCTACTCTCACTAAAATTGCTATATTATGTACGACTCTAAGAGAATTAAAAAAGAGGATCCTATTACTTTAGATTATATTCTATCTAGAGTAACAGAGTATGACATATATGCACGTTACATAGGACAATTTAAAATAGGTTATATCTACAATAGTCCATTTAGAGAAGATAAAAATCCTTCATTTGGAATATTTAGAAGTAGGAAAACAGGTAAACTCTTATTTAAAGATCATGGTAATGGTCTTTGTGGAGACGTAATTAGATTTGTACAAGAATATACTGGTATAACTAATTATGACAAACTACTGAAACAGATTGTAAAAGATCTGAACATAAAAAATAATACTGTTTTAAAAAGTACTAAAGCATATGAAAAGTCTGAAGAAACCGTAATTGGAGTAGTAAGACAAGAATTCACTAATGTTGATAAAGCATTTTGGCAACAGTTTGGTATTACTCTAGATACATTAAAGAAATATAACGTAAGTAGTATTAAATACTATTTATGTGATGGAATTGTAAAGGGTATTTATAAGGATGAAAGTCCAATGTATGCATATAAGGTTTATGATAAGTTTAAAATTTATAGACCTCTAGCTGATAAGTACACTAAATGGCGTAATAATCTTACTGAATATGATATTCAAGGGTTAGAACAACTTCCTGAAAAAGGCGAACTATTAATTATAACTAAGTCTCTCAAAGATGTTATGTGTTTGAAAGAAATGGGTTATAATGCAATATCTCCATCATCAGAAAGTACATTTATTCCAGATAAAGTATTAGAGGAACTTAAATGTAGATTTAAAAATATAATTGTTATCTACGATCGAGACAAAGCAGGATGCAAAAATTTACGTAAAATTACAACAACTTATAGACTAAAACCGTTACTAATCCATAAAAGTTTTAAAGCAAAAGATATTTCTGATGCTATTAAACTTAATAGTTTTAAAACTATAAAAAATTGGATTGATAATGAGTTCAGAAAACAAAGAAATTTGGAAAAAGATAGAAGATTATGACTATGTAGTTAGTAATTTCGGAAGGATTAAAAACTTAAAGAATAACAATCTTTTAAAACCTCAAGATAATCGAAATGGTTATTTAAAAGTATGTTTATCTAAACATGGAAAGGTTAAGCAATTTTTGATGCATAGGTTAGTAGCAGAATTGTTTATAGATAATCCAAATAATTTACCACAAGTTAATCATATAGATGAAAATAAGAAAAATAATAATTTTTCTAATCTAGAATGGTGCACTAAAAAATATAACATGAATTATGGTAAATTAAAAAACTTTCATAAAAAAGAAATCGCAAAATATGAAAACGGATACTTTAAGTGTAAATATAATTCTTTGAAAGAAGCTGCAGAAATAAACAATTTATCTAAAAGTTCTATTAGTCGTTGTTGCAAAGGACTACAAAAAACATATGCTGGATTTACATGGAAATATATTTAAGAAATTCCAAAGTAAAGATATTAGTGATGCCGTTAAGAATAACGGCTTTGAAGTTATTAAAAACTGGTTAAATAAGACATTATGAAAGTATTAAAAAATATTTGGAAAGGTATTCGGTTTGGTATTGGTATGATATTTACTGTTCCGTTTCTTATTAGTATGTTTTGTACATACTTGTTTGGTATTGCTGTAGCTGTATTTGATTATTCTATCATTGATAAAATCAGTGAAAAATTAAGTATAGTTAAAAATAATAATACTGAACTTACTGATGAGGAAATGCTAAATGCTAAACGGGAGTTAGAAACCTTGATTGTAGAACTTGAGAAATTAAAGGAGGCACTTAATAATCGAGTTGCTTAGTACTACAATTACTGTCAATTTAGTAGCTTTAATATCCTTTATTGTTTTATGTTGTACTATTAGCAACATACTCAATCTTCTTTCGTTTAAGAAATTATTAAAACAAATCTTAGATGAAAAAGAAAAAGAGTCAAAACAAGAAAGTGATAAATGCGACTCCAACCGTCTTCGATAATATTAATTTCCGAAGTAAGTTAGAAGTATATACATATAAAGCACTAAAAGAAAATAAACTGAAAGCTGAGTACGAGCCTATAAAGTTTGAGCTAGTCCCTAGTTTTCAGTTTAAAGATAAAAAGATACGACCTATGACATATACTCCAGATTTTGTAGGTAATAACTTTATAATTGAAGCAAAAGGTAGACCTAATGATGTCTTTCCTTATAAGTGGAAATTATTTCAGTATAACTTAGTTAAATCAGGTTTAGATGAACAATATAATTTGTTTATTGTTCATAATCATAAGGAAGTAGATGAATGTATTAAACAAATAAAACAGTTAACTGATGGAAAATAAAAACGTATTAGAAGAATATGATCTGATTGTTGATCTAGGTCCAGTAAAGGACGAGGAAGAATCAGAAAATGTAGAAGAATAATATGGATTTAAGTATACCTTACTATGATGACAATTCTCGTATATCTAATAGTAATTTAGGGCAATTCTTAAAGAAAGGTCCAAGATATCTAAAAGATATGCTAGAAGGAAACGCTGAAGGTCTTAAAGCTAGTTATTTAGATAAAGGAACAATGATACATATGTATATTCTTCAACCTGAAGAATTTTGGGCACATTATCGAATACTAGACTTTGAAACTCCAAGTAGTAAACAACAACAATTATTTGCTGATAAACTAGTTGGTACTGTAGAAATTGATCCAGATTTAGCCCTTATAAAGGCTTATTCTGATGCCTATAGTACAAAAGGTAAGAGTGAAGAAAAAATACTCTTAGAAGCCAAAGAAATGGCTAAAAAGCTAGAAAACTACATAGAATATCTTAAGACTGAACGGCAAACTGAGTTGAAATCTATTTCGTTTGCTGATCTGAATATGCTAAAAACTATTAAGCAAAACATTCAGGATCATAAGAAAGCAAATGAATTATTATATAAACAACCGCAAACCTGCGAACAAAATAACGAGTTCCACATAAATTGGGAATTTCCAAAAGCTTACGAAAACTATCATTTATCTTGTAAGTCTTTGTTAGACAGGCTAATGATAGATCATACTCTAAAGAAGATTACATTAGTAGATTTAAAAACTACTGCTGATGTATGGAATTTTGAACATTCTATCGAAGAGTATGATTATAGAAGGCAATTAGCTTACTATTGGTTAGCTATTCATTGGTACTTTAAGTACGAACTGAATATAGATATAGATGAATATACAAAAGAAACCTATATCATTGCTATCCAAAGTAATAATGGATATGAAGTTAGAGTTATTAACTTTACTCCAGAATGTATAGAAGAAAGACTTACAATAATATCAGAAACTATCAGAAGAATATGCTGGCATAAACAAAACGATTTATGGGACCACTCTAGAGAGTATTACGATGGAGATGGATCAGAAGTATATGATGGAAATGATAGTATCTCTATTCTTTAATGAATGTTATTCTAATATTGTATTAAAGAAATTATCTACCTATTTTATAAAAGAAAACCTGCACATAAGTTATGCAGGTTTATCATATACTGAATATATAAATTTATGTAAATTATATAAACAGCATAATTTATATTTAGGTCACTATAGATATAAAGGAGATATAGATTATCATACCGTCTTCATATTTAAAATAAATCCGAAGCATGATAGACTAATATATGCAATAAAGAATAGATATTATCATCTATTACCTCTTAAAGTAAAAGAGCATATTACTCAGTTTACTAATAAGAATGTATTTGTTAGTTCGAGTGCTAGAATAAATGATAGTATTATGAAAGATGAAGTAACGTTAACAGTAAAAGAAGAACTATTTATAATGCAAATGGCTGAGCAACAAGACGTTCAAGAGCCAACATTGCTTGAAGATATAAATTGCCTTGGATTTTAGTATCCAAAACTTAATTGTTTGAAAAAAGAAAGGGGTCGTTGTGAAACGATCCCTTTTTTGTTTATCCAATACGATTTATCATATCGTTTAGTTTCTCTCGTGGATTCTTCATATTATAGTAGGCATTAAGTATTGGAATAACTTTAATAAAGTCTCTTTGCCATCCCTTTAATCCTTTATAAGCACCTCTTTCAATTTCTTCATATTTTCTACTACTCAAATAAGATAATGGATTAATAACCCTATTAACATCTACAAATGTTTGAATTAATGGAGTAATAGAATTAAGAATATCGAATACATCCATTGCATTATACCTAGAACCAGACTCTAATGAAATCTTCTTTAATTCTAATCGTAAGAATTGAGTAAACCAATAATCATCATCATCTGCACCCATTCCAAATAGATTAAATATAGTTAACCAGAAGAAGTATGTGAACATTTGAGCATTAAACCTTCTAATATGTAAATCTATTTGTTTCTTTACGTCTACATCAGGATATTGCTCTTGTAATTCTTTTAACTTCTCATCATTTCTTCCAGTGAGTACTCTCAAGAGTTTAATAAGCTTTCTATCAGATCCGTATTTCCATCCATAGAAATATGCTGATGCTGTTCCCATCGATAACTCTTTTGTCTGGTAATTCCAGTACATTGGAGATATTGTATTTTCTATATTTTTTGGAATAAAAGCACGGAACATAAGTATAGTACTAAGGGCTGGTAATAAATGAACACCACTTTTATCTGCTTCCTCAACCATACCTTCTGCATGACTAGATATAGACCCTAACTTAGCAGTTATTTCTTCTTCTAACTCAGCAGTAACATATGGTGCATACTTGGGTTTTACTCTAAACCCATCTTTCATTTCATATGCATTCCATAGATTATCTTTAGCGTTTCTATATATAGCCTTACGCTCTTCTATAGACTTATTAAGAAAATGGTTATCTAGAAAATCGTTCTCAGAAATAAAATGTAATTGCCCATCTTCTAATCGAACTAACTTATAGTTTAAATAAACTGAAACAGTAAATGCACTATTAGGTAAAAATGACATTAACTTAAAAGCAGAGTATGGTTCTACAGCTCTAGTGATCATTCTACCTATTCTCCATCTATTAGTATTGGATAAATCTTCCTCTTGATTAAAAGTAAGACCATTATATTCTAATGCACCTATTAATTTATTATTAGCTTGGTTTTTACCAAATTGACTAGCAGCTTTTAAGCTAATTAGTTCTTTTGTTAAAATACCATTTGCAATCGTGAAATCATGCATATTATAATGCTTACGAACAAAAGCATCATTAGCATAAAAACTCCATGCAGCAACTCCACCAGATATTGCAGAACGTAAGTTCCAAGACAAACCAATATCTCTACCCCATCTTGAAAAATGCTCAAATACTTTATCTAAAGAAATCTTATAACCTTTTAATGTTACTTCAGGTAATATATCTCGTCTACCATAAATATGATAACCTATATAAGTGTGAACTGCATCTGCTAACTTACTACTTGCAGCAGGCTTAGTAAAGCCTTTTTGTCTAATAGAACCAGCATTAGTAATCAAACTATCTAGTAGGTTCAATTGAGGAGCTATTTTCTTCTTATTTTCATAATTACAAGCCATTCTATAATACTTAGTAATAGCTCCAATTAAATCATTAGTACCAGAAGCAGGATCAGTAAGCATGGTAGTATACATTGTAGGCATAATATTTATCTCTGTACCATTAGGTCTAGTTTCTACCTTTACTCCATGTATTTCATCATCTGGTTGAATACCAAATGCATCTACCATATAGTTTCGAGTTCCTGTAATGAGCCCCCTACTACCCCAATAATTAAAGATATTACCATTAATTTGCGGTAACTTATAGTTATTCTTATAATTAGAGTGAGTAATTTTATCATTAGCTTCATTCATAACATCTAGAATAACATTTCTAAGATTAACTAGAGCAGGATCTCTCATTACAGCATTATAAGCCTTCCTATTATCATATTCTTTAATAGATAATTTAGGTTGCTCTGCCTCTGGTATACTGTTGTCGTAGTTTTTATTATAGAATTTAGATTCTTCAGATGTTTCAGCCCAATTGCTATTTGGTACTCTATGCATATACTGTTGACGTACTGGTATTACTTTGGTCATATAAGAAGCATAGTGTTTTACTCCTTTATCATCTACCCATATATCTTCAGATGATACAGCACTTTTACCTCCATTTTCCTTTGCTATATCACTAAGTTCAGATTTAAATAGTCTAACACTACTAGCAGTTTTTTTAGTACGCTTCCTAACATTATACATTGCTATATCAAGCTCTTTAATTTTATCCTTAACAGCTTGAGGCATTCTAGTATAATCTGGTTCAAATTTATCAGTTCTATACAATCTTAATAGATTGTATCTAGCTTGATATAACCTATCATATATTTCACCATAATCTTTTTTATTTTGCCTAGATACCTTTTCTTTAAATTCATCTGTAAGTTCCCATCTAGTATTACGCTCTAACCAAGCACTATACAATGTATCGCTTCCATCTGGAGTATATCCTTCTATGTTTTTCATTCTTTCCATTTCTTCTAGGAAAGCATCTATATCCACTTTAGATTCTAAACCTTCTTGTAGTTTAGCATATGCTTCTGTAAGTTCAGCAGCTATCTGTGCTTCTACACTACCTTCTGGTTTTAATTCTCCAGTAATAGGATCATAAGGATTTGCAAGATTTCTTTTCTTCTCTAATAACCTATTATATTTTTGATATTCATCTATTGGCATTCTTTCGAATCTAGGTTTATTAGTGTTACTATCTCTGTACGGTTTTAATATATTATCTATCTCTAGATTTACTTCAGATAGAGCCATATTAGCTTCCATACTTAGATTAGTAAAGATAGCATAAAACTCTGGTGTGTATTTTCTTTCACAATTCTCAGACTTCCAATCATTATAATCTTTTTGATATTGTATCCATAGAGAAGGATTAAGTTTAAGCTCATCAATACTAGCTAATTTATGATTCTTTAGCCAATCTTTTCTAAACTTATATTTATTATTTTGATATACACCATATCTACGATCTCTAATTAAATATCCAGTTTTTTTACCATCTACATCCTTTTCAAATAAAAGGTTATGATCTCTTGTTTCTTTTGCTGCTTTATATAATTCAGCATACTTACGATAAACCTGTTTATGAGTCATAGAGTTAACATCCCCAATAACTTTTCTCAATAGCTTGATAACAAATTTAGGTGAGTTTACAGGAGTAGCGAAGAATCTATGATACCAATTTAAATCACCATCAAAAGTAAGCCAGTTCATCAGAGCTCTATCTATATTAGGGTCTTTAGCTTCTTCCATCTCAGTACGCAAGAATTTTTCTACTGTTCTTCTAACTGAGTTCCCATACATGTAACCAATGTTTTCTCTATCTATCATCTTTTTAGATGAAAATTCTCTAATCAATCCATCTACTACAGATAATATATTATCAAATTCATTAGTACCTAATATATTTTCATAGATATTCCTATTAAATTCTGTATTTAGCTCATTATAAAGTTTACGTAAATTACTCTCATGTGGGTATAAATACTCAGCACCAAAATTATCTAAAGCAGTTCTTAACTTAGTAAGTTCTTCAGTATCATTTGTTATTTGTGCAGTACTTATCTTCTCATCAATAGTTTTAATTACTCTCTCTGCTTCATCTAGACTATATAGTACATTATCTACATACTCTAGACTACCATTAAGGAAATTAGTAATGTTATTAATACTTTCTATATCTGTTATAGAATTTTGGATACTTCTAAGACTAGATAGCAATTTATCATTACGTAAATTTTCGTTTCTATCAAATTTATCTTCTATAACATTGTACCTTAAAGAAGCCATACGGTTTTCTGCTGTTTTAACCATATCAGAGAATACAGATCTAAGTTTGATAGAAGCAATTTCTTCACGCTTACTGGCTGCTGGTAAAACATCTGGTATATAATCATAAGAATCTTCTCTTTGCTCTAGAGTTTGATATGCATTAAATTCAATAACATTATCTACTATTTTATTAATTAAGTCTTGATGAGTAGTATTTTTACCAAATAATCTCTTAAACCAATCAATAATTTTTTGAATTAATGTTTTTTCTCCTTTTGTAGCAGGGAAGTCAAACATATTGTGAATAACCTCAGGATTAGAAAACAGCTCTGCAGCAAACTCATATACATTCTTACTAGCATGATCCTCATACTTTTCTGCATATTCTTTTTGAATCTTTCTAAGTTCATTCGCTGCTTCAGTATTTGAAGCTAATGAATCTAGAGTAATAGCATGAGCTATTTCATGTAATAACACATTCTCTAATGAACCATATCTACTGAAATCACCATTTCTATTTACTACAATCGCGTTAGATTTTCTGTCATATATAGCAGGTGTCCAGTAAGTAGCTTCAGGATACATTTCATTTAATGGTCTATCTATATATTCAATAGATACTGGCTGCATATTTATTTTACTAGCAACATCATTGAGTACAGTAGCCATTTCAGAATCCATATTATCTAATAGTTCTTTACTATTACTATAAGATTGCATAGATTCTAATTGACTTATATTTTCTGTGTTACTATCTGCTAGATATATGTTATTATCCTGAGTAGAGAATGTACCTTGGTTATCTATTGATTTCATCTGATTTGGATTAAACACAGCTACATTGCTTGCCCAATAATCTGTTTCAGGGTCATAATCTATATAATCTCCTACATCCCAAACCCGTTTGTATAATACACCATCATATCCTTCTTTGATTAAAGTTTCCGTAATCTCTGGGATGCTTGTTTGTTTTCCATTATACATTAAGTAAAAACCATGAGACTCTTCATTAATTATATATGGATTTTTTAAATTAATAAAACCTTTATAAAGGCTACTAGAATCTTCAAAAGCATAAGACGCCGCTACTAATATATTATCAGTAGCAAAAAAAGGTCCACCATCACCTCTACCCATAATGTTTTTACCTTTATCATCCGTTCTAAACATTAGTTTAGGTTCACCATTCTCATCTACTACTTTGGATTCACCAAACCATTCTTTAAAACTCTTAGAATAAGTTCTAGCTTTAGCTTGAATAGCAGCTACTCTATCACCATTATAATGCTCTAAAAGGTCTGAAAAGAGCTTAGATGGCTCCCCATTGGGAGCCTTATCTATGCCATTACCATTGTTCTGCGACCATATATGATAAGCCGCTGCTTCACTAGTTGCATTTTTTAATTCTTCAAATTCTCTTGCAACTTCTTCATTTTTTAAATTAGGACAAATTATTTTCATATATGATTACTTTATACAATGATTCATTTCATCTGTAGGAAATTCATTTTCGTTATTGAACTCTGATGTAACCTGATCATTTGCTTGTATTAACTCATTAAAATTCTCTTCAAATGTTATATTTGTTGGAATTTCTTCACTGCCAAACATATTTGCCATTTCTTGGTTTGAATAGCCATTTAAATTAGTGCCTTTACCAGAGTATGCTACTAAAAACTCTTTGTCAGGGTTTTGTCTAGCGTATTCGTATAGATTGTGTATTTGTTCTTTTATCTGTTCAACAGTTCTGGAAGGGTGAATATGCTTTGTTAAATCTTTCGTGATAATCGCATATGATTGACCTTGAGGACCTTCTGCTTGACCATATTTTGCACCAAATTTGTTTCTTGCAGTTAATGCTGCGCCTTTACCATGCCTTCCTTGTGTATTACTACCAAATACAAATATTTGATTAGGTGCTAAAGATTGTATTAACCCTGAGTATGTTTTCCTGGTTGACATAACTTGATTGAATTCATTATTGGTATTTTCTTCAGTATTAATATCATTTATAAACCTATCTTTAAAGGCTTGTTCATTAGAAATATCTCTTCCAGACTTATCTCTAAACTTGAAGTCAGAGGTGCTGTGTACTTCTGCAGGTATACCTAATCTAATAGCTGCCTTAATACCAGCTTCGTCAATACCTGTTTGACCTCCACTTCTAATAGCAGCTATAGTAATACCGTTGTTTTGTAATTCTTGTATTAACGCTGTCACATAATTATCTACTTCTTCCTGACTATACTCTGATAATGTATATATACCGTTACCTGCTATATTAAGTTTAATGTTATTTGTAGGTAATCTTTTACTGTTTATTTCCTTTACAATTTCATCAGCATAATACTTTGCAGCAATTGTAGGTAAAGTATCATCATTCCTTCCATCATCCGGCATAGGTGAACTGATATATTTGTTACCTGCAACTCTTTTAGTAAGCTTTTCACCTGCTGTATTAAAATCTGTAGCTATAGCTAAAGTAATATCAGACCAATCTGCATTCTCTTTAGTACGTTGAGGATAATTTGTAGTACCAGAAGTAGTAAACGTAACTGGCTCACGTTCCTGAGATTGCTCTAGAGATTCTGTAGGAACAGACTCTACCACTTCACCATTCTCATCAATGCTATTATCTACTAATGGAGCTGAATCATTTTCAACAGTATTAAACATATAATCAATTGTATTTCTTGAATAAAATACTCCACTTAATGGTTTACCACTTACCTTATTAGTTTGTGAATTGATTTTTGGTACAATCTCATTGTTAATAATATCTGGAATATCCTCTAAGAAATTATTATCGTATTTAGCAAATCTTGGAGCAACATTATTACCCGGAATAATAGAGAATCTAGATATATATTTACTTCCAGTAGTATATGGAGATAAGTATTCAGATACAAACCCTTTACCACCTTGTCTAAATCCTTTCTTATTCACTAATATATATAATGGTTTATATGTTTTAATTTTACCATTATCTTTAATAAATGTACCAACATATTTATATAGATTATATCCACCAGTAGCATTGTTATCTCTCATTTTAACATATTGATGATACAATGGAACATCAGTATCATCTTTACAAACATATCTTCTAGAAGACCCTTTAATAGCTACAGGAACTAATCTATTACCAACTTTTTCTCTATGAATATAGATACCTTTAGTATTTGTATTTATTACAGGAACCATGTTATTATCTTGCCAGTTATTACGATAGATTTCATCTACATCATCAGGAGTGAACAAATTAGAGAAATCATCTATATTTTTCTCTAAAGTCCTTACAGTTTCATAATAACCAAGTTCATCTAATACCCTAGTAGGTATAAAATCAAATAGAGAATTCAAGTGTTTAGTACCATGACCACTAAATACTGCATATCTAACTAAATCATAAGCTAAATCATGTAATTCTTGATTATCACTATCTAATAATTCTTGCCAGTATTCTCTAATCTGTCTACTAGCATTAGAACTAATATCATCTGAATAGTCTAAGCGAATATAGTCTATAGCTTTACCTGTAGTATCAGTTACACCAGTAATACTATTAAGGAATAGATTACTAATCCTACCATTAGTAACAGATATAATTGGGTATTTACCACCTTTAGAAGCAGCATCAGAGATAATATCAGTTTTAATCCTATTAATCCTCTTAGCAATAGTATTAGGACCAATGAATAGGTCTCTCAGCTCTTTCATACTATTAATTAATGGACTACTAGTACTATCATACAATGCATAAGCTCTCCAGTAAGAATCAATAGCATTAGTAAATGCTGTTACAGCTTGTTTATCTTTTACTTTGGAAAATCCACTAGCATTAATAAGGGATCTGAATACCCTATAATACTCATCAGAAGATTGTATATTAATTTTGCCAAGTAAATCTAAAGTAAACTTGATACTATTGTCAATCTTCTTCTGTAAGAAGGTTTCATTAAAGAATTTATTAACCATTTCTGGCGTGAAATATGGGCTAGTATAACAATCAGCAACATTTTGTAGAAATGTCCTCATTTCAATAGAGTTCTTACCAAACTTCTTAGTATCTACTTGGGAAGCTTTTACAAGATCAGACATTGCCTGAGCCATAGGTTCTAGTTCCTTATATAATTTATATACGAGAATTTGTCCATAGTAATAGTCAAAATCTTTTTCTTTATCATTAGCTTTACGAAGAAGATTTTCTAAATAACCTAATTTTCCTTGTTCAGGAATTTCAAACAATACTTGATCTGTAACTTGTTCATTCTTAAGTAATAAGTCAAGGTTTTCTTTATCCTCATTAGATTTAGCTAAGCTCTTTGCTTTAGTAACAAATTTATCATATACTTCCTTTTCCTTCTCTTGGAATCTTCTATAAAACGGTTTAGTGTTATCTATTCCATAAACTCCCCTACTCTGTATATAATCATTTGCAAGATCTTTCATGATCTCTTGTGAAACAAAATACATAGTATTCTTGCCAGCACCATTTCTTAATAAAAAGTTAGTAAGATTATAGGTAAATCCATTTACATTTAGTTTGATGATATAGTTGTCCTTGGCAACGTCAACGTGAGCACTAATCAATGCAGATAACCAGTCTAGAATATGAATATCATCTACACCACTTACTTTATGCAAGTTACCTATATTTGGTAAGTACTCTGGAGATTGCATTACTAATTCAACTAATTGACCTAATACATGGTGAGGGTTATTTAATGCAAATGGTCCAATACCACCTTTACTATCAGCAAAGTCCTGTTTTAAAGTATCCTGATATTCTTCTGTATACTCATATAAAGCAATATCATTCTTTTTATCAGGGAAATACTTCTTTACAATACCATTTTTCATGATATTAACAGGAACGTCCAATGGTCTAGTAGTATCATGAGTATTCTTAGAATCAAGCAATGAAGCCATAAATGTATCAATCAATAGGTTTTCTATAGCCCCCTGAGATTGTTCATTCATTGGTTTATTATAATCAAATTCTGTCTTAGAAGATATATACGGGTAAACCTTATAAGTTGCATCTGTAATATCGTACACAACATTAGAATTCTTACTCTTAAGGTAATCATTAACCAATGCTGCCATATTCTGTGTAGACCTTCTTGTAATAGGTTCACCGTCTTTGATAGCTAAGATTTCATCAGCATATTCATTAAACTCACTTAATGCTAATTCTATTTCATCTTTAGTTGCCTCTCTTCCGGGTTTATTACTTCTACGAGAAGTATAATTATATCTTGTTAAGAATAACTTATCAATATCAAAGTCAGAACCAGTTCTTGCAGTAAACTCATCTGGTAGTATGATTATATCTCCTGCTTGAGACATTACTACGTCTTTGATAGTTAATGCAGCAATAGAAGACATACCCTGAGTAGGTACACGATATGCCATTGCAGATGGTGAAGCATTAGGACCAATTATATTATTATCTATTAACCACTGCCTAGCTTGTAAGAATGACATATTTTCATATCCGGGGATTATGTGTTTCAACAGATTTATTGAAATAACACACTCCATAGATCTATCATCTGCAATTAGTTTAAGTCTTTCACCATTATTAATTTGGTACTTAGAATATTGACCAGCTTCACTAGCTTTTACTTTATCAATAGATTTTAAACCAAATGAAGACATCTGCACAAATGTACCACCCGGTAAATTAATATCTACAGTTTCTTTGTTTACTGCGGATATAATCTTCGTGACTAATTGCTTAGCTACAGGAGAAGCAGACAATGGAACCTTAAAATTACCAGTTTCATCAAGTGTAACCTGATCGATAATATCAGAATCCATATTAGATGAAATCATATCCCTTACTAATTTATCAGATATACCTTGTAAATCTTTAAAAGAATATGTACCATCTTCATTCTTTTCGGCATGTAAATCCTTAAGAATTCTGTTGAGTCCTCTATCTGATAGATTATCAATAGCATCCATTGCTAATTTAACTAGTTGTCTACCGCTAACTTTCTTACCTTTTCTACCAGTAACATCTTGATCTACACCACTACCAGAAGGAATAAAATAATCTCCATCCAATCTAATATTTGAGAATACTGTCTTCATAGCCTGAGTAACCAACATACGCTTTTCAGCATCATGGGCTTCAATAGGCATCTGATTAAGTAAGTTACCAAAATTCTGTTGTCTATATACAATAGGTTTAGAATAGGTTCCTTTATCATCCTTTTTGAATTCTTCTGTTATTTCATTTTGAGTAGCATCTGTATAGAAATCATACTCTTTGATATTACCTACCTTTACTGCGGATTTTGTAGTAAACATATCAATAGGATTATTAACATCATTCATCCTATCATACAATACTCTTAAATCTCCAGTAGCCAGTACTTTAAATAATGGGAATATAGCCATCTTATTAAAGATAGGCATATTAATGAATTCACCGGGTATTGGTTGAAGTATTTCATTACCAAAGTATACCATCTTTTTAGGAGATAATACAGCAGATAATGTATTTACATATTTTCTGATATCACCCAAATCATCAGCATGTTGCTCTACATAATCAATAGCCTCTTCTACTTTAGGATCTAATAAACCTTGACTAGCTAAGATAGCTTTATACATAGTAGGTGAACAGTATACAGATGCATCGGCTTGGTTAATTGGAGTTTCTTCTTCATTAACCTCAATATTACCTTCTTTATTCATCTTAATATCACCATACAATGATAAGTCACGCTCTGTACTCTCTTTAGCTTTATCTTTAATACCTTGTGGTATACTCTCATTACTGAATAGATCACCAGATTCAAATGCAGTATCAATGTATTCTTTGGTGTATTTACCAGAGTTCTCCATTAATTCTCTTACATATGCATCATAGATTGCTTTATATAATTCTTTTGGTTGATTAGTGCGTAATTCTACATCTTTCAATCCTGCTACATTATATCTACCTTGTTTGTATCTAGCAACCTTATTCATTATGTGATTAGGGTCAGAGAAATCTGTTCTAGGTCTATCACCAGTTGACAATGTACCAGCAAGACGTTTAGATACATCAGGATAATTTTTAAAGAATGCTACATCTTTATACAAGATCTTTTCTGTTTCAAACATTGATACAAAGTTATTAACAGTAAATGTAGAAATAGCATCATAAATAGCTATATGGTTTCTATTTAGTTCATTTTCCTTTCCTGCTAATGTAGCAATATCATTAGATAACTTATTGGCTCTATCATTAATAGAACTTACAGGTAAGAATTTATTTTTATAATACCCATCACTTGTTTTCTCAATTAGACCTAATTTCTGTACATAATCCAATTGTTTACCAACAAACACTCCTAATGTAGTATTTAAGTCTTCTTTCAATTGAGCAGCATTGTTAAAATAATCCATCAACTCTTTGTCACTCATTGAACTGAAAGAAATATATTGCACATTACCATCTTCAGTATAATGATATACACCACGAGCAATTCTAAACTTACCTCCTTTGCCATTATCCTGACCCTTTTTACCAAAGTACATTGTAGGTCTGTTAGCATCATCAATCTTATCTTCTACTAATTTCATTCTACGATACTGTAGAATTGCATCATATTCACTTCTATAGTATTTATAGAATTGATTTAATACATCGTCAGAAAATCTCATTTCAACATAATCATCAACAGGAGTAATATTTAAAGTACGACCTTTAAACATTTTTAATCCTTGAATTGGCATATATGTTTTTTTATCAGACATCGTAGGTAAGATAAGAATATCATTTTCAGAACATACAAACTTAGAAATAAATGTTTCTATTCTAGGAGCTGATTGATAGTCTGTACCAGTATTACCAGAATTATATTCTGTAATATTAAGTAAAGTACCTACAGTAAGTCTAGTATTGGGACTATTCTTTAATGTATTGTATACTAGTGAAGAAGAGTTAATTGGGCACTTTAATAATCTACTAACATAATTTCTATCATTATTAAGTTTCTTAATTTCCAAAGTAAGATAATTATGCTTAGATAATGGATATACTGTAGTATTCTTAGGACCTAATACCTTCTCTTCAAGATTGTTGTTATTAAGCTGGTAATGAACAATAGCTAAGTTTAATATACTATTCTCTCCAGTAAATACACCATCAATAGATCTTTTAATTCTATCATTAGGCTTATCTTTAACAGGTCTACGCAAAATTTCAGGAATTGCCTTGGCTAAACTACCATCTCTATTACTAGATAATAACTCTTTAGCTGCTTGTAGTATTGTAGGCTTATTAACTGAATTGACTGATGATACCTTATCTACAATAGCTTGGTATAAAGTATCAAAATTAATTGCAATACCAATCTTATTATATACATCTACATAGCTATACAATACCGCATTAAAATCTTCATTGCTAGTAGATTCATTCATTCTAGCTAACCTAGTATTTAATGTATTGATATCATCTCTAATAGTCTTTAGTAATTCCATGTTAGGCTTACGATTACCTTCTGCATCAGTAATTACCATGTTACTATTATAGAAATTTCTATTCCAATCAGCTACTAATCTTTTACCATTACGTAGATTAACACTACCACCTAAGTTGGCTATGTACTGAATAGTATCTGTACCAACATTTTGGAATCCTACTGTAAGGAAGTTATGTCTATAACCAGTAATGGTTTGAAATATTTGAGTCTGAAGATTAGAATCCTTTACTGAGGATAACTTATTATATACAGAAGCATAGAAAGGATCAGTTTTTGCTAATTGAGCAGATTTTCTGATTAATCCATCATAAGTATCTTCATCAAATAATTTATCTACAATTCGTCTCCAAGCCGAAAGGAATGGTGTTACTCTAGGTATACCTGTTTCAGCATTCATATCTCTTACATAACTATCTGTAGCTTTATCGTATACACGATCTTCAATAGAAGATAAGAAAAGTTTTACAGCAGGTCTAATATTATGTAATACAGATACTTCGTAGGAAGCTTTATCATATTTATCAAAGTTTTCCTTTTCAATTTCACCACCATCTCTTTCCTCAGTTTCATCATATTCCTGTTCTTCTTTTACCTGTCTTAGGCTTAAAGAATCAAGATAGGATTTAATATCTTTTTGGAATATATCAAAATGCTCATATAACTCATTAGCAGCTGCTCTTTGCTCTGGTGTAGCATTTTCATCATATGACAAATCCTCAAGTAAATCACGCATATCTTGGTAGTCAATCTGTATTTTAGTGAGATCATCTACAAAAGATTGAGAACTTAATGATTGATTAATATAAGATATTGCAAAGAATTCTATAGCCTGATTATAGTTATCAAGAGATTTTATGTTTTGGAAAGTGTACCCATGTTGAGTAAAGTTTACCCTATTTCTATAAGCTTTCTCAAATCTATCTTTAGCTTCTTGACTTACTGGAATATTAGCGTACTTACCTTCATATATACCTCTAAAGATTTTAGTAGGAGTAGTTCTACCAAATAAAGACATAATGAAGTCTCGTAGTTTTTCAAACCACTTAGTAATCCTATAAGACTTTCTCGGTGTCTTATACATCATATACCCTCTAAATTCTTCTGCTAACGCTTCTTCTACATATTTATCAGATGCATTCTTAAGATTAGGATGAATTCTACGATACTCTTCATATACTTTATTTCTTTCTTGATCTGATAGTAATAATAGAGACACTCTATGGTATGCTTCGTGAAATTCTACACCAGCTGGATCACTATTATATAACGTAATACTATCTTTAGTCATATAAGATAAAGCTGTTGCGGGCATATCAGAGGATACAGCTGCATCAATTATATTAATCTCTGCATCTGTCATACCTAACTTTTGCTTCAAGAAGTTTTTAGCTTGAATCTTATTCAGTTTCTCCTTAGTAGTATATTTCTTATTAGGAGTAAAGTTCACTTTAACTTCTTTTTGGCTACCCCCCATACTAGATAAATCATTAAATGATCTACGTCTTCTAGATGGTTTAGGAGATTCAGATTTAGGAGCTTCTTCTATTGCTGGAGTTGCTGTAGAATCAGGTATAGTTGTAGGCATATCCTGAGTCATACCATCTGCAATTACATATGGTCTTTCATATCTTCCTGCATTAAGATTAGATTTGATCATACCATTTCTTATCATCCAAGATAATAATGTATGGTTCATATCTTCTCTAGTAAATACTATACCATCAAATAGTTCTAATCTACCACCTGCTTTTTCAACACTACTAGATAATCTACCAGAAAATAATAGATTCATTTTCATGTTTACTGCTAATTTCTCATTCCCTTTTGAAGGAACTTTAAAAGGCATAGAACCATTAGATAATAACCAGTCTTCGAAATGCTTTCTCTCTTGTTCTTTCTGCGCAATAGACAAACCTGCTAAGGATACTTCATTGATACCATAGTGTAATACACCAAATTGTCCTTTATTATCTATATACAATTGCTTATTACGCAAATTAGCTTTTGCAGAATCACTAATATCAGAGTCATTGTTTACAGAAGTAGGTTCACCATAGTTTAAGAACATTTCAATAATATCAGATGCAATTAAATCTGTATTATTTATATTCTGCCCACCCTTAAAACCACTTCTAAACACTATAGTAGAGATTGCCTCTGCTAATTTAGGATAAGAATTGAAGCGCGCTAGAGATAATTTTAATGGTAATGGTCTACCAGACAACCTTTTTTTACCATCGATAATATAATACACACCACCAGAAGTAGTACCAATAAAACCAGTATTATCACCTTCTACGGTAAATATTGTACTTGTACCTCTAACACCAGTACTATATCCAAAGTTATTGATTTCTTCATCTAGATTACCACTAAACTGAAATACATCTTTAAATTGTTTATCATTTACTGGTATCTCTTGAGAAATAGTACCTTCAATAGCATTATGCAACAACAATCTAGTAGGAGTTACCTTTATTCTAGTATCTACCTTATTTAGTAAAGACCCATTTGAATCTTTCATTACAAACCTAGAGATAATTTCTTGTCTACGTTCCCGTAGTTTTCTTATCATCTCAGGATATTCTTCTGGAGTAAGATTACGAATATTGTTCGGACTTCTCATCGCAACCCAATACCTTTTACCATTTTCAGTATTAGTAATTATTAATCCTACTCTGGCATAATCATAGGTACTAGGATCATTCCATTGTACTGTTTTCTTACGAATATTATCATAGTAAGGTGCTACAGAATATTCATAAGTAAGTTTATCTTGTTTAGTTTTAAACAGCTTAGGTAATTCAGAGTTAGGAGAGAATTGAATTCTAGCACCGCCTAATTCTATAGTTTCACCAATATTAGCAGTAGGAGTATAATGGAAAGTATTTAAAATACCTAACTCACTATTCTCTGTGAATTCAGCTAATTCTGAATCACTAATAGCATCAGGTGGAACCGAACCGGGGGTTACTGGTGTAGGTATAACTCCATCTTTGGTTGCATCGTTAACTTCTTCTTCAGTTAAATCTGCTGGTTGTGGATCAAACAAATCATCTACAGTAATCTCAGCGACTTCTGCTGGTGTTGTCATTTTACCTCTAACATTCTCTGGCATATTGTAGTATGCAGTAGAATATGCTCCCTTAATAGCATCAAAATGTTGAGATAACTTTTCTCTATCCCTACCAATAGCTTCATACATATTCAATGCTACTTCTTTGAACTTGTATGCTCCTAAGTTAAATGCTTTACCAAGCATTGTCAAGAAAGCTTTGAATATTTTTGCTTGCTTTTCAGCTTGAGCAGCAGGATCAAATGCGAACCCTAAAGTATCATCCTCAAGAAGATCAAAGAAGTTTCTTGCTGCTTCATTAAATTCTTCTCTAGCATTTGCAGTATCCTTTTTAGCCTGCTCAGTTTTAGTTGCTTTTGGTTTAGATTCTTTAGCTTTCTTTGATGTTTTAGTAGGTTCCTCAACAGCACCACCATATTCATTAAATACATCTTCAGTTTCTACACCACCTACTCCACCAGCAAATGGATCTTCATCTGCACCTAATATTTCATTAGTAGTTTCAACAGGTTCAGTTTTTGCACTGTCATTATTTTGAGGTTGAACTTCAGGTTCAACTTGTGGTTGTTGTTTTCTTTGAGTTAAACCAATATCTTGTCCTTCTGCAGCAGCTATAATAGCTTGATCTGCTTCACTTAATTCTTGAGATGCAATATTAGCTTGAGTAGGTCTAGCTGTTCTCCTTACTTGAGGAGTAGGTTTTTGCTCAACTTCTGGCGCTGCTTGTTGCTCAGTACGCATTGGACCAGTAGGAGCAGTAACTGGTTTAGAAGGAACAACAGGTTTAGATGCTTTTTGTTGCTCAGTAACTCCTAGGGCACCTTCTGTAGCCTCTTTACTCTCAGCTTTCTTAGTTTGATACAAATCAAACATTTCACTAATAAGGGTGTCTCCTTGGTGCTCATGGATATTCCTTAAAGCGGTAAGCCTTAACTTTTTAGATTTCTTGTAAGGTTTAGTCTTACCTAACTCTATTATATTCTCTCTTTCTACTTCTTCAGTAGGAGTAATTCTGCCATTATCTATACCATGAAATGAATTTAAGATTTCTCTATTCCTTTCTAACATTAATTCTGCTAATATACTATCTTCTGTAGCTTTATTAAGACCAGATACATGTTCATTCATAGTAACGAACTGCATAGCTGTATCTACATTATTAATAGTATTAGCATTATTCTTATACCAAGATGGCATACTCTTTAGAATAGATTTCTTTCTAGCATTTAGACGATACTTCATATCCTCTAATTTAGCTAAAGAATACTGATTACCTCTGAATTCAGATTCATTTTTATTTTCATTCAATTGATTTATTGCTGTATCAATCTCAGTAATCATATTATTCATGATATTCAAATGTCTTTGCCTATCATAAATTTCTCTTAATTCATCTTTAGATACAATTTCATCCTGAGTAGTAGCATTGCTATTGATACGTTTATAAGCATCATCTATAGCAATTGCTAGGCTTTCCTCTGATATAGGGTCATTTACAAAATTATTCTTAGCATTATCTAATTCTTGTCTTCTTACTCTGGCATTTTGAATAGAAGAAGTGTACTCTTTTTCTGCTTGCATTGCAAGACCTACGAGTATACCATACTCTTCTGTATCTTCTTCAATACCCATAGTATTAGCTAAGGACTTCATTTGTTTGCTCTTAGCTAAAGAGAAAGCTCTAGATGCAAATCTAGCTTCTTCTAATGCATCCTCTCTGTTAAATCCTTCTGGTAAGTTTTCTGTTTTACCATCAGCTAACATACTCCAAGCATTTACAATCTCAGCTTCATGCCCTTTTAGTTTACCACTAGCATAAGTTATTGCTTTCTCCATCTCTTCCTTAGAATTGATTTCATTTGCAGCTAACTCATTTACTCTATCCATTCCCTGTGTCTCCTTTACTAAGGAATAGGCACCTCTAGCGTTAACAGCACCTTGAATAGGAGATAATATGCTTGCAGCAGCCCCTAGCTTAACATTGTTCCAATATTCTGTATCATTTTCATATAATGGATTTTGATAGCCAAACGGACTTCCTAGGATGTTAGCTACAGTTGTAGCTTTCTCTTTATATGCTCCTACTAAGGATGATGCTAATCCTTCTAGGTCTAAATCAGAACTATCAAAATCTCCACGCTTATATGCTTGACCTGTAGTATACTGTGATCCTTCTTCAATTGCTTCATTAAATGCAGTTGCAGCATTACGTAGTGCTAAATCTGTTCCAACATATGCTACTTTTGCAGCTCTATTAGCCCATTTTTTTGTTGCAACATCAATTGCATTTCTACCTAATACATATTTGGACATTTTCTTTTTAGCTTGACTAGCAGCTAACTCACCTAACCCTTCAACAGGGTTCATTCCGAATGCAACTGTATTAAGACCTTTGCCAATCCAACCATCTGCAATTTTTCCAAAGTATGGAACCATAAGAGCATCCTCAGCTAGGTTACTAGCCCAAGTGATGGCCATATTTTGAGCAAAATCTCTATCTAAACCTTGTCTAGCTTGAGATATAGCTTCATTTAAAGATTGATCTTCTACTTGTACTTGACCATCAAGAATTTTTTCAAACAGTTTATCGTCAGTAAGTTTACTGAACTCTTCTGGTAAATCTTGTGATCTAGCTGCATTAACTACATTCTGTACAGAACTACCACTTTGGCTTAATATGTTAGATACTCTATCTCTATAGTCATCTGATACATTAGCATTAGCTTCATTCTCAGCTTGCTTATAATTAGAATATATCATCATAGCAGCATTACCAAGATCTAAAGCAATACTTAATGCTCCTGTTGCTGCACCAATAGCACCACCAGCAAGAGTACCAGCACCGGGAGCAACACTACCGGCAGCAGCTCCAGTTAATGCCATAGTGCCTGCTTTTAACAGACTCTTTGTCATTACACTCTTTAATGCTGTAGTAGCATATGGAGCTATTTGCCACATCCAAGCAGAAGAAGAAGAACCTACGGCAGATGGTACAGAATATATCCATTTACTTGGTTCTGTCCATTTAAACTCACTATTCTGTTCCATAGCTCTCTGGAAACGTTCATCTACTTTATATCTAGCAATATCAGCCTCATCTGTAGCTATATCATCATATAGTTCTTGAGCTCTATCTTTATATGATTGTAATTGCTGTTCTTGCTGTGTACGTATTTCTTGAGCATTACTTAAATCAGGTGACACACCTAATGCGGTCAATCCTTCTTTTGTCTGATTCAACTCATTATCTACTTCCTGTAATCGAATAGCTATGGCATCTGCCTCATTACTATCTTGAGTAGTAGATAATTGGTTAAGAAGAGAATTCTTCTCAGACATCAAATTATCATATGCAGAAAATAGATTAAGATTGCTATTAAACCTGTCTATATTTGGTAATACTTCTCTACGTAATACACCTCTAGTATTTGACAACTGTGCTTCGTTCATATCACGAAGCATTGCCTTTGCAGAATTAAATATTAATTCTGTAGTACTAAGATCATTAGAACTTTCATCTAGAGTGCTTTCTGTATCTAAATCTTTATTATAACTATCTTTGTTATAACCAGCTAAGTCTCTAAGCACCAAAGTAGGATCTACAGTAGATCCTACTCCAATACTTGAAGCATTAGAACCATCTAGATATCTTTCGTAATTTTGTTTACGAAGTCTAGTGGCTAATGATATATCTTGTATATTATTTTTACTGTCCATAGATTAATTCTTCATTATCTCCTCTGTAAGCAGCATTTAATTTAGAACCCATTTTAGTATATTGGAATTCTTCCAAATTAGCTCTTTCCCTAGTTTGCTGATTATTAAGTACTTGACGCATAACAGGTACCTCTACATAAATACCATCGTATTGAATAGCTGCAGCATACTGAGGATCTGATAACCATCCACTACTTTGTATCTCTCTATATGCAGCATTTTTATCACTACCAAATTTGATATTAGGTTTCTTAACAATGTCTCCAGAAGGACTAGGTAATCTACCATTTAATGTTGATAAGAACTTATTAAAGTCTTCATTTTTAATTAGCTTTTCAGGATCAGTTTCTCCAAAGTTATAGCCATTATCAATGAAGTATTGTACTGGAACATACGCTTTGTATTCTTGAGTGAATTGTTCATCACCGGGAATACCATTTTCAATAAGTACTTTATTAGTAGGTGTAACTCCCACATTAGGAATATTACCAGCAATAAGGTCTCTTTCAAATTTAACTCGATTTGAGTTCCAGTTAGCTTCATTAACGCTTAAACCAAACTTAGAGTTGATATATTGTTCAGGTGTCATCATTCCATAAACGCTATTACCAGAATAAATTGGAGTACCTGCTAATCCTCTAACCATAGAAGATTTATCAAGCATTGCGTCATTAATAAAGTTTGCTTGTGAACCAATATCTGTAGACAATCTTGATACAATACCATATGCACTCTTGTTTCTATTTAAAGGTAATTGAGTGCCATTTTCATCCACTCTGTTAATATAGATATCTCTATATTTACTATCAGGAGCAAATGTTTTTTGTATTCTATCAAACTGTGAATTATAAGTTAATTTGTTTCCTCTTTCAGATGTTTGAGGGCCATATGGTCTGTTCATAAGTGTAGCAGCAAGCTTTGTAGTAAATTGTACTGGAGAACCTTGAGCGTTCTCTGCAGCTTTCAACTGTCTACGATATGCTTGCTCAGCAGCCATCTTAGCATACTGATTAAGCTCTCTTGTTGGTCTAATGGTTCTATCAATATTAGAATCAATAATTTGTTGCCTAAACCAAGCTTGAGCTTCTTCATCTGTAGCCCCAGTTCTTTGCTTAAATAACTGCATATGCTTCTGTGCTTCTGGAGTACTAACGATATCATTATAGTGAGCATCTGCTACAGCTTCAATATCTTCCTTTGAATTTCCAAAGTAATCGTAACCACCTTTTGTATATAGATATCCTCTTTGCAACTTAGCATAATACGGATCAGATAACTCTCTAACATCCTTATATGCTAAAGGAGATACATCATTATAAATTCCAGAAGTAAGTGTATCGTAGTTAGCAAAATCAACTCCATGCCACATTTCATTAAACTTACCAGCAGCTGCTAACTTCTGATTCATTTCCATTCTTTGTAGCATACCATCTCTACTTTGCTTTAAAGTAGCTAATTTATATCTATCCACATTATTGATTAAAGAATTAATCTGAGCTCTACCTTCTGGAGTTTTAAGCGAATCAATATTTTGTGCTAATTTATCAATAATAGGTTTAGCTTTACCCATTGTCTCATCGTACCAAGCCTTAGTATCTTTTTCTGATGGTGATCTAAAATCAGACCATTTATCCAGAGCACCAGATAAATCTGCAATAGCTTTATCTACTCTAGCATTTGCTTCTTTACCTAGAGTATATAATTGCTGGAATGGTAGAGGAACATATGTATTTATGAACTGCGCTTCTGCAGGACGATCATATCTATTTACCATAATTATCTTTTATAATATTGTCTATTCATCTGTTGAATTAACTCTGTAGGATTACCATATGCTAAGAAATTAGCTAGATATGGATAAATCATATTATCTCTTGCTGCTTGATTCTTCATCTGTCTGTTTACTTGAGACCATTGTCCTAATTGACTAACAGCAGCAGTACCAAAGCTTCTAGCAGCTGCTCTATTTTTAGCATTTAAATCATTTGCAAGAGTTCTACTTTGAACAAATTGCTGACCTAAGTTATTTAAGGTATTAGCATATTCACCCAAGTAAGCATTATCTGCATTTTGTTTAGTAGCATACATATTAGCATTAGCAGCATACTCATCAACAGCAGCTTGAGTTCTTGCTGCTAAATTAGCACCAGTGTTAGCATTAATATTTGCTAAGTTATAATTTGAAATAGCCCTTGATCTACTGTTGGCTAATCTTGCAGGTTCTATATTCATTCTACGTCTAGCCATAGTATTAGTAATAGCACCTGTGTAAGGATTTAAAACAGTTTGTTCATACTCTGGATTACGTAAAGATTGTAAAGCATTATATACGGTAGGAGCTAATGACAACCAGTCTGGAGAATAATCAATAACCCCAGCTTTATCTTTTGGACTCTTTTTATTACCTACCGTATTTGATATAGGAGATAAATCCGGTTTTGCTGCAATTGGTTTCTTAGGTGTTTCTAAAGATTGAGTATAAGCATCATTGAAACCAATAACTGGTTCTTCAATATCAAGCATTGGAGCATCTACAAAGTTATAATTAGGAACCGTTTTAGTTGAGCTTGTACTTGGAGTTTTTGTAGTACTTTTACTTGGTACACTTTTAGTTGTATTTACTGCAGGAGTAGGCGATACAGGTTTAGTTGGTACAACAGGTGTATCAACAGAAATCGGCTCATCATTAGCATATGTAATAGCGTCGATACCATCTCCTGTTACAGGAGCATAAAAAGCAGGAGCACTACCATATGTTTGAATTATACGCTTATTTGGATTTAATTGGATATTTGATCTAGATTTATCTCTATCACTAGCCGCACCTAATACTGAAGACCAATATGGATCCCATTGCTGAACGTGTCTCATATATGCAGGAGTAGCAGGTGCTTTAGCGGTCACCTCTACATCTGGTAACTGATCAGCATAATATAAATCATTATTCCTCCAATACTCTTTTCTATTCTTCAGTAATTGTACAGGATCTATAGGCTTACTTAATTTATCCTTAGTTCTAGTCTTAGCATTTTTTGGTGTTTCTACTGGAACATAATGTAAAGCTTCATCTAGTGCTTCTGTGTATATATTTGGACGTCGAAGACTATACCCTTTTTCATAAGCAGGAATACCCTTCTTTTTAGGTTTAATTCCTTTTTTAGCTTTTACTTCCTCCTGTTCTGATAATAGATTATCATATGCAAAGTTAGCATTTCGTTTATTTAACATATTTGTATTATCAGCAAATATATCTTTACCTTTACTTGGCTTCGTCATTCTAGTAAGTTTTTTACCTTCTTGTGCAAAAGTTTTATTTGTTCCCGGTCTTTTAATTTTATCAGATAATACTGACTCTAAATTAGATGCATCAATTAAATGATTATCTGTACCTGGCCTATTATTAGGAACCTGCATAATAGTTCCATCGTCTCCTCTGATAACCTCATTGTTATCTACATAGGCTAAGTCAGGAAGTATACCACCGTTCTCATAAGTATATGCTAACTCATTATCATCCCAATACTCTACTGTTTGATTTGCTGCAGCATTCATACCTAATTGAGTTTTATTCATAGTTTCTTGTCTACGCCTCATCTGCTCCATTTGTTTTTTGCGTTTTCTAGCGCCAATCCAACCAAGAGCTGTTCCCAATACTCCACCAGCAGCAGCACCAATTGGTCCTCCAATGCTAAAACCTGTTCCAGCTAAAGAAGCAGCACTACCTAATGTACTACCTATAGCATCACCTGTAGAACCTTCTCCTGATAAACCAGAAATGGCAGAGCCAAGAACATTAGCTCCACCAAGGTAATTAGGCAGTTGATCCATGCCAAACGCATATGCTGGTACGTTTTTCTTATTAATTTTCTTTTTCATATTATATCATTGAGTATCTATAAGCTGTACTAATATAAGGTACTTTAAATTCATTACCACCATTACAATCATACTTATAATTACAGATAAGATATTTTCCTTTCATTCTGTCTTTGTATGATTTGTTAGCCAGTTGTTCTACTTCATTAAGCTTTAAAGAATTACGAGGGATTGCAAATTTATAAGTATCTTCTCTATAATCAATATCCTCACTAGTTAATGTTTCACTGGTTTGTCTTTTTGTAGTAAACAGAACCAAATCAAAATTAGTATCTGTAGTAAAATCACCACCATATTCAACATTATCAAATGTTTTAGTTTGTGGGTATTCTGCATTTACTACGAATTCTATCTCTGCTACTTTTGCTTTATCAGAATCTAAATTATTTTGTTCACCACCATTATACTTAAATAGTTTTAATGATTTAAACAAATATAGTTTATCACTAAACTCTGCATAATAATCTGGATTGTAGTTATAGAATGAAGTAAATACTCCTAATTGTTCATTAAAGGCTAATGTCTTATCTCCTAGAGTAAACAGAACTTCATTGTATTTCTTATCATATACTGCAATAGGATCTTTTTTAAATAAGTCTTTATTCTTATTCAAATAGGATTGAACTCCTTTTAATTTAGATACTGTTTGTAACTGACCATTAAAACCACATATCTCATTACGTTTACTATCATACCAGTATACAGTACTGTCTGATTGAGTATTTGCTCTTAACTGATTTGGACTTTCACCATTCATTGTGGTAAAGTAGTCGTATCTATCTAGTATACCACCAATACCTAGAGTAAGAGCACCGGGGTTATTATCAGTTATAATAGAACGTTCATTTACTGCAACTGTGCCAAAAGCGTCTGTTTGCCAGAATACTAGATTGTTTTTAAATAACTTCATATTGTTAATTGGACCAAATCTAGTATCTACATCAAGATAATTAGCTACTTTGAATTTTGTCCATGAATCAGTAACTTCATTATTTGTTTTAAGCTCTGACGATATAATACGAGTATCTGTTAATAAATCATCTATATTGTAAATGGATTTAGATACAAATTTCTTTGCATTAGGTTGAGCAGAATAAGCATCGTTATATGCGTATGATGGAGTATTTTGAGTATATAAATCTCCAACAGTAACTATATCATCCTCTACAAAATGATTAGCATATCCATCACCAGCTTGATAAGTTCTATTTATAGATGAGTCAGCATGAGTTAATGCTAAATTAACACTTGATTCACATGGTATAAAAGCACCTAAGAACAATCTATTTGCTTTATTGTTATAATAATCATCTGTATTATAACTAAACATACAGTTATTATAATCAAATATATTTAGATAAGTATCACCACCATAGCATAATACTGTGGAAATACTAGATTCAGCGCTAGCTCCTGTAGTAATATACACGGAATTCTGTACAGCAGAGTATGAATTGCCACCATACGCATTCACGCTTTGTTTCATGTTACATAATGCTACTGCATTTAAATATCTAGCGCTTGAAGATCCTGATGCCAAAGGTATATTAGAAATCATATTATCACTTTTAAATATAGCACAAATACCATGTGGACCATATTTTCTAACATTATTCCCATCAGTTTTATCTACTTCACCATCTCCTGCAGTTCTAATATTATCCCATACCCAGTTATAGTAAATTTTGTCACCAATAGTAACAGCTTCAGCATTGTACCAAGGTTGATCTCCATTTGTTAGCCAAGGACTACTAGGTCCAGCATATTTTGCACTTTCTATTGCAGCTGATTGAACCCCGTTTTCAACATATAACCCATAATACTTAGCAAGTAATGCTGCATAAAAATCATCATTATTTATTACAACACATCCTCCTGATACATATCCGTTGCTAGGTTGACCACCTAATGATTTAGTTGGTTTTATTGTAGTACCATCATACTTTATAGACTTAGCATTTGCTAATACTTTTAGAGACCCATCTGTTATTCCCCAATCACCATCTGCAGTAATAGGAGACGTCATATATCCCACTTTTTCAACTGTCTGAAACTTATCAACTAAAGCATCAGAGTTCTCTCTATTTACTGCTATTTCTGGAGATACAAACATAAAATAATTGTTAGATTGTGTATCTGACAAGTTAAATGTATATTGGAAATCTCCATTGTTGTGAGTCTTTGCATAATAACCATGCTTATTTGAATAAGCTAGATATGGGAAAGGTGTTAAGATATTAGAATCTCTATCATAATTTGTAATGCAACTTACTACTCCTTGAGCTAATATAGTTCTATCAGATAGAGTTCTTTCGCATCTAACTATTTCATATCTTACCACATCTGATGGTAAATTCTTTACTTCAAACTCAATACCAAGTGGTTTAGTAACTACAGATAAATTAGATCCATAATCACTAGCTTCATTGGAAGTAAAGAACTTATAACCCGTATCTTTATTAGATGGCATTCTTATATCACCTATCCAATGTACAGGAGATGCTAAACCTTGTTTATTGTATAACACAATACCAAATCTGTAGATCTCATCCCTCATGTATCCTTTTACTTTAGATTCTATTTCAGCATTAGAATAGTTTGGTATTTTATTACCAGATGATAAACTTATTGAACTTGATTTATCATTCCCTTCATAGTTAATATCTAGACTAGTAAGAGATCTTGATGAGGTATTAAATGTAAATTCTTCATTTACCATCCCTCTTGATGTAGTAGATCCATCTTCTAATAAGTCTGTAGTAATAAATCTATAAGAAACATTCTTACCTTTACCACCTTGTATATATCCTCCTGTTGGAGAAGTAGTATATTTATATGCACTACCATCCACATTAAATGGGCATATACAATCATGATCTTTAGGTATATTTGTGGTAGTTAATGCAGATAGAGCAAAATTCAATGAAGAACCAGAATTAGATAACAATAATACATTACCAGAAGAATTAGCTCTAAATGCTCTAGCATCATATTCTACATCCCATGTTTCCTCAGTAAGATTAGCAGCAAATAATCTGTTATCCTTAGATTCTATTACTTCAGGTATAAATGTATAATTAGCCAATGAATTAAATTCATCAATACTTAATTCTGATACTAAACTACCACCTTTATCTTCATAGTTTATTGCAGAACCAGTGCCAATAACTATATCATCTACTATAGATATTACAGGTACTTCATTCTTTGCCTTATAAAATAAAGAGATTATTCTAAGTCTATCAAATCCAGTGCTATTGTTTCTTACTTGTAACTTTATGGACTTACCAGTATTTTGTCCTTTAGAACTTCCTTTTACAGCATTGTAATTAGTTTTTTGATCTCCATCACTCAAATGATAAAGAGGGGTAAGTGGAGATATTGCAGATTCTGTACCTCTTACTTTAAACAATTGATAACAGTACTGTATCATTCCAGATTCTAAACTACCTGTTCCAAATCCATTAAATTCAAATGGAGGTAATGTAGCCTTTGGTAGCATTACTATAGTATCCGAAGTAATAGATGAATTACTAGATATGTGATCATCATCCACATTGATTACTTTAATTTGTGAATGACCATCTGCCCAATATACTTTTACATTATTACTTGCTTCCCATCTACATACACTACTAATTGCAGCTACGTTGCTAGATGATACTTCTATATCTAAAGGCCTATTAGTTACCACTTTTGTTACAATTGGTTCTTCCTGTGATCTAGAAAAATCAATCCTATAGACATTATTATTGCTAGTACCATTAACCTTAGTAAAAACAATCGCCCAATCTCTTACTGTGGTAACGTGTATAATAGTTTCACCAGACAAATTTGAAGAAGGTCTACACACTAAGAATCCTTCTATATTTTGCATTGCTGCAAAAGAAGATCCTTCATTCGTTAGTATACGAATGTTCTCTGCATATATATATTGATTATCCTTTAACACAGAATAATCTACGTCCATATTAAGACCACCAGAGAATGTATTTGTTTGTCTTCTTGCACTCATAATTAATTGGCATTATATATATGTTGTCTAGAACCAGTATGACTATAAAACGTATTATGATCAAGAAATTCTGTATGTATCTTGTTCCATGTATTTTTAATAGACTCTAATTCATCTTCATTAGGTAGCATAGCTTCTGCATATGCTTGCTTACAGTAGAAGTTCCAAGAATTACGCATATCATAATATATACGTTGATTCATTTCCCCTCTTATGTACTTTTGAAATCCTATCTTTTGTGCAATGTACCAGTAAATTGCTTCCATATATGAAGCACTATCTGGAATTAATGGATACCCATCTTCATCAGTAGGTATAGCACTGTATGATAATTTCAGATACCCACATGGTGCATTTGTCATTATATAACCGGGTTTAATACTGTACTGCAAATCCCAATTAGGATTCGTACTTGTATTACCTTTCATATAATCTAAATTAATAGTATGCTTATTAATTAGGTTCCTAAGTATTGTCTTCATGTTTTTATTAGTATTTAGCATTTCTAGTGCTTCGGTTTTATCAATATTACCGTATAGATCTACAACTAGATTTACTAATACTTCATCCTTAATCCACATTTCGGGTTTTTCACAATCACAGCATTCATCACAACCCCAAGCAGCAAATGAACCTGTAGCTTTCCTCATAGGAAACCAAGGCCCATCACAATTAAAAGAATATGCAACTTGGTGTAGTTTATGTAGGTTACAAGGTAACTGTGCTTGATGGCAGTGTATTTTGATAATTGGAGCCCCTTCTACACCTGAAACCATATGTTCAAACTGTTGTACTGCACCAATTTTTTCAATACCTTCTCCAATCCATTCACGCATGTCTGAGATCAATATTTCATCCTCTTGCAAACCTAGATCAGCAATAACTTTTGCAATAGCTACTTTTGAACTAACTAATTTCGTTATCATTTTTATATTTCCATTTATAATTATAAGCAGTTTTTCTATTCCCCTGACAACATCTTTTTATATTTACTCTTCTATTTATATTACCAAGAGACATAGCGGCATCTGTTATTGAGCTATATTCTGCAATTAAATTATCATTCAAATCAAATTGCAGAATTTTTTTTCTAAGAGATATAATATACTTAGAATTTTTACTAGCTATAGATATTTTTTCTCTAGATTCTTTTGACCATATTCTGTTTTTATTAGATTCTGCTATGCACTTTTTTTGATCATCTTTTATAACATGCCCTGTATAAACTTCTCCAGAATGATGAGAAGCTAATTTGCATATATTATAGTCTCCATCTGAATCGATATATTTTTGTTCAATGAAAATCAAGGTATCTTTTACTTTATCACAAGTTTCTAATATCCAAAATTCGAACTTATCTTCTCCATATTTGTTAAAAGCATTTTGTAAATGTATATTCACATGCTTATTTTTAGATAGAGCATTATAATGTTGTCTGTATCTTTTTCGTAAATTAGTAGAACTACCAATATATTTTTTATTATTCAATAGATTGACAATAGCATATACTCCAGCAACATCATCAATCTGTGTGTGTCCGTTATAGTAAAATTTAAAGTTCAAGATAATCCCTTTCCTTATTTTTAATAATTTGGGCTAGCCGCCTCTTATTATCTCTAGTCATTACTAATTGATACATAGTCTTATTTGATGTAAGCATATTATGCTTATTCCAATAAAATCTATATTTATAGAAGTTTGAATGTTCATTTAAGTGATATACCATCTTACCTAGCTTCTTTGATTCAGCATAATCTATTCTAAGACTCTTTCCAGAATACTCTTTAGGCTTATGTTTAATTACACTTAATGTACCTAATCTGCATGGCAACTTTATTTCTTTACCATTTTCTATTAGTTCATCTCTCAAGTATTTAAAGTAATCATTAATTATTCCTCTAAATGTTTTATAGTCTACTTGATATAATGGGTTATCTTCTATGTAATCACAGTATGATTCATAAAATGCCCTACCTGTGTATGATTTAGTTTTCATATTCCCAAATATATTTATATGCTGTTTTATTAACGCCTCTGGCACAAGCAGAAATGGCACAACTAACAATTTTTCTGTTTTTATTCATTAACTCGTGTTCTAATAAAAAATCTGCAGCTTCTGTTGTAGAATTGTATATGCTTACAATATTTCCATTCTTATCCTTTTGTATAACTTTTTTATAATATGATGGATATTTTCTTTCTACTGTACTAAGATCAGTTTTATATTTCCAAATGTATCCACCAGCTTGAGTGTGTTTCCCTTTGCAACATTCTATAATTGATGAACTTTTACCAGTACCGATTGCCTTTGCTGCTGATTTAACACTAGGATATTCTGCTATAAAATTGCAATTTAGATCATACTGCACTACAGGTTTACTTATTTTTCTAGCAAACCCATTTTCCAATCTTTTCTTGGTTATTCTTTTCTTTTCTTCTTCTGAAAATTTTCTTCCAAGGCAACTATATGCAACATTTAATATATTATACTCTGGTTTTAGATCTAAATATTTTTGTTCCAGAAAGATTAGGGTATCCTTTATAGGTTCGCAAGTTTCTAGAATTTGAAATACAAAATGTTTTTCACCATACTTATTCCAAGCTGCTTGTAAATAGGATGAATGATGCTTGTTATTATGTAAATCACTAATATGTTGTTTTAATCTTTGTTTAAAATTTTTTGTACTTCCTATATATTTGTGATTATTTAAAACATTTTTTATCATGTAAACTCCACTACCATTTTTATCAAAAACATCGAAGTTAGTTTCCATTCATTATTGTTTTACATCATTAGTACTATTATTTGTATTATCAGTAGGTACAGTTAACATTATATTTAGTTCTTTGCTAAATATTAAGTTTTTCAAAGTAGGAATCATATTAGCAGGGATAGGATATGGACTATCATAATCATAACAATCTGCTGCTTTTGTGGGGTCTTCTAAGATGCCTTCTATTTCTACATACTCTAGAAAGCCAGGTCCATTTAAATATAAATGATTATTCTTTAAGTAAGCAATATAATCATTACATGTATATTTTCTACTTGTCTGATATTTAGCTTTTGTTTCATTACCAACTTGAATCAGATTACCATGCATATCTTTAACTGCTACTAGACCAGTGCCAAAATGCAAATCTATAAATTTAGGTAATTCTTTATCTGATACGTAATGAAACCCATTAGGTACTCCACATGTACTTACTTTGGATATATGCAATGGACCTAATGTCTGTATATAGCTAGGATTAATATCTCGACCTTTATCTAAATCTTGCTTAATTAAATAGGCCCTATATTGATGAATCCACTGTTCTACCTGTATACGTGATAGATTCTCACTTTCACTAAGATTTGAATCCCTATAAGTTAAAAATATATCATCTATTATTGTATTTAGTGAATTAAATATCATTTAATCTATCCTCCATTATTTTTTTAATTGTTTTACCTAGAATTTTCATTTCATCAAATGAGAAATTATTATTTCTAGCACAGTTACAAACATAGCAGCATGGTACTACATTATCATAAGTATGACCTTTGGAATTATCTATTCTATCGCACCCTATTTTTTCTTTACTGCCACAATATATACATTCTTTCTTTAAAATATTATTAATAAACCACTCTTTATCTAAATTGTATTCTCTGTTAGATTTCCAATCTTTTAATTTGTAAGAAGATAGTAGTTTAGATGCTCTTGTTTTTAGAAGGTAGTTTCTAGATTTATCTTTTATTTTCCGTTTTTTCCCAAACAAAATCTCTTCAACGGTATAATTTTTACCACGTGTGTGTCTCATACGCAATCCATTATACGACATTCCGTATGCTTCTGACCATTCTCTCAATGTCTTGGTTTCTCCGTTGTATGTAAGTTTTAGTATAGATGGTTTTGTTTGAGCTAATTCTAAATCAGTTACCCATTCAAAATTATCTGGTCCAAATGGTTTATTTTTGTTTTTGCGGCACAATCTTAAACCAAGTTTATAATTATGGTGTACATCCTCATAGAAATTAGGAAATTTTCTCCACCTTTCAACAACTCCAGCTCGTCTTCCTTTTTCTGTATAAAGGATAGATCGCCAAGAATTGAAAAGATACGGATTGCTTTCTCTTAGTTCTTTGCAACTTTCCATAAATTGTTTATAGTTATTGTAATCTTTTCTTTGTTTTTATTTGCAGTTTCTAGCAATTTAAACAATTTATCAAACGTTTTTCTAGAATTAGAAATCCAATTTGTGTCTTTGCCATTCCATTCACCTACTCCAATGCACCCTTCACTTTCCTCAGCTTTATTTAAACTGTGAATTCTAATACCACTAAAGTTAGGTACATTAAGAATCTCTGGTAATATTTTCTTAAATCTTGGAGAGTGAGTTAATTTAACTTCATATGTACCTTCAGGTATTGCAGTTTTACCATATACCTTTTCTCCTTCTGGCCTTACTCTATCTTCGAGGGTATCACACAAATGTTTATCATTGATTAGTAGCTCTCCAATAGTTGCAGAGCTACCTAGAAAGATTCTATTTAATGTTAATTCCATTATGCAGCTGGTGTTTCTAATGCAGCAACTCTAGCTTCTAAAGCTTCATAATCACCTTCTAGAGTAGTCAATCTAAGATTCAAAGCTGAAATTAACTCTCTTACTTCATCATCGTTATAGTTTTGAAGACTGGCAAGTTTATTTTTTTCTTGTGTAGTATAGTCTTCAGTAGACAATCCTTTACCTTCAACTTTATCTTCTTTGTTTTGTTCTAAATCCGCTATCTGCTGTTTTATCTGAGAAATATCTTCAGTAGCTTTATTATTAACTAGAACCCATTTAGTACCATTAAAATACTTTAGATCTCCACCATTTGCATTAGATGATAAATCTGCCCAATATTTAACAGATGTAGGATTAGGCTGAATTGTACTAGCTAGAATGTCGTATTTATTATTATAAAGTGTACTCATATTGTTTTAAAATAAAAAAGGTTGACTAAATAGCCAACCTTTGTGTTTTAGATTTCATTTTCTTTTTCCTCAGTAGGAGGATCTATATTGTTTTCTTCCGGACGAACAGTAGAAATATTTTGTAAAAGTTGTTTAAGCTCTTTCACTTCAGCTCTCAATTCATCAAGTTCTTTGAAATCTTTTGTCACATTGGTTGTTATGTCCGAATTTACATTAAGTATTTTTAAGATGTCTTCACATCTCCTCATCTCCTCATCAATCTTACTTAGGCTCTCTTTCTTGATTCTGCAATCTTCTAGAGACTGCTTAACCATGTTAACAATTTGTGATTTTTCTGTTGCTATAGTAAGACCAATGTTTGAATCAGTCATCATTGTTTTATCTTCAGATACTGACAGTTTTCTTTGTTCACCATCACACGAAATCACTAGATCCACGAGCTTACGCCTATTTTGCATAGGCATCGGAAATTGTGTCGGTGGCATTGGTTCGTCATAGGGTTTTGATACACTGACTACCGTTTTATTTATTGATTAATACTAAATTGAAATATTTTGCAATTATTTTGATATTTTGATAACCCTTGTATCTGTTACTTGTATTAAAGGGTTTGAATTAACTATTTGATAATGAGGAATTATATCCTTTTTAAAATTTAAAGTAAATAAGCGTCTAAAGAAACCTTTTTTACGCCATACTTTCTCTTCATGTATAAATAGATCTTGACGATTCTTTATATCCAGCACATGTGTGATCATGCTGTCTATTCTTTCTATTTTGATAGTTGTCAATTGATTTGGCTTTAACTCTACTGTAAAATTCCTATCTACTGGAATCTCTTGAGTTATTGTATCCGAAATAATAGTTTCTACTGATGCGACTTCCTTTAATTTCTTATCTTTTATTTTAAGTTCTTTAGATTGTTTTCTTAGTTCTTGTACTAAACTATCTTCAGAATGCTTGAAGTCATCTACAGTTAATTGTAATACTTTGTTTTGTTTTTCCATTCCTGAGAGAGCACTCTCATAGTAATGTAAATTCACAGAAGCTCTAGCTAACGCATTATCTAGATTATCTACTTTCTTATTTAATCTGTAATTATCAAAACCTAAAACTGCTATCAATAGTACAGCACCTAATTTTATGTAATGTATAAAATTCACTATTTAATCTTTTTAACCAATTTTCTTATCTTAGGTAAATCTTCTCTATCTATAATAATATCAAGATACTTTTCGCCTTTTTTACGTATGAACTTATTTAGAAGTTTCCAAGGTCCATCTGGATATAATGTAGCCAAGTTCTCTATGACTGACCATAGTTCTACTCCAGCAATAAGTCCTGCAAAGAATTCTACTAGATGAGCATCTATAGATACTAATATACTAACATCTATTTGATTTGCAAACCATATAATAGCACCGCACCAACCAAATTTGCGTAAGGTTTTCCATAGTCTTCTTGATTCAAACTTTTTTTGATTCTTAAATGCTATCTTACTCCCTAAATAAGCATCTACTAATATTATTAGCAGTAGGATAAATAGAACTGTCCATAAGGGCGTAAAACTACCTGCCACCCAACTAAATGCTCCTGTTAATAAGCAGGAGATAAATTTGGCTGGACCATCACTAAATAGTTCTTTAAAGTAGTTCATACTAGATACTCCTTGGGACAATAAAAAATATTGATGAATTTTATTTAACATAATAGATTGATATGAAAGGAAAACAAAAACGCTAACCAAATTTTACTTCAGTTAGCGTTTGGTATTTTTTGATATGAGAATTGATGCTATAACGTCGTTAGTCATCAAAAGTTCTTCTATATAAATTGACACTATCCTAAGTAATAGCGGTTATTGTTAACCTAATTTAATTACTGGGAGTGCTGCGTTGAGGGTTCTCTTTGCTACTGTATTGTATGCACCACCAGAAATATCTAATTGCCAAGCTGTAGTAGCATCTTGTTGTGTGGAAGACCAAAGAGCTTTATAACCAAAATAAGAAAAGCCAAATGTATCAAATATCCAATCATTCAATTCTGACATATACATGTGAATTATAATAAGTTCACCAATTGATGGTAAATACCAATTAGTACCAATCGGTACAGGAGTAAACCTATATGCATATCCAGCAGCATACTCATTCGATCCAGCGACATTATGAAAAGTATTATGTAATGTTTCTGTATTTTGTCTACCATTAAGATCATCAACTCCAATTCCAACATCTGGTACTACGAAAGTATCGAAATTCTCAGGACACCACCTATAACCATTAGTTAGATTTGGTCTAGGTGGTAGTAAAAACGAACCGTTGTTATCCACGATAGCAAACCCAAGAACTTGTGATATATTGGTGTTGGATAATTTTTGAAATTCAGGAAAAGTATAAAATTTCTTATCTACGTGATATACATATATTCCTTCTACTACAGGTAGATTTGGATACACTTTCGTATTGCCAAGAAATATTGCGTCCACCTTAGTTGTTCCCAACATTACATTTGTTATATCTGTACTTCCTAACTTTATCATATTAACCCGTAATTATATATAATGTTGTTGCTGATTTACTTGATAATGCATCATATGCAGATTGAGTCATAACCCTAATGCTTGCTACACCAGATTCATTCTTAACAGGAGTATAACCTAATGCACTAGTTACATTACTACTACTTAAAGAAATAGTTCCAGAAGAATTTGTAATGTTACTCCCAGTCTTTACTCCACCTAATACAGAACCGGTTGCTGTTGGTAATGAATAATTATTGGCATTAGTAGCTATACCATTTAATTTGGTTACCATTGCAGAACTCATTAGACCGTTAGCAGATGTGGTAGCAACTGCATATGTGGTATCTTTAGCAGATATACTTAATTGTCCTGAAGTAGGAGTAAGGGTTACATTACTACCAGCTACTACATTAATTGTTTTAGCTGTAGATCCATTAAAGGTATACAAATTTGTACCTTCTGTACTTCCTCCTGCTACTTTAAATATAAACGAATTAGCAACTTTTGATGCATTTACTGTAGTACCTCCACTTGCTAATGCTCCAACTTCAGATGCAGTATAGGTAGGTTTAGATGTTCCAATCCAACTAGGTTTACTTGTAATTTCAGTCCAAGTATAAGTTGGTTTTGTACTAGCTTTAGCCCAAGCACTAACATCGGATGCTGGACGAGAATTACTTAGTCTTGAGTCATTTCCTTGACAAGCAGTTCCAGCTGCAGTACCATATGTTACACTAATCGTACCAGATGAGTTAGTAATACCAGTACTAGTTTTAACGCCTCCTAACACAGATGAGGTGGCTGCAGGCAAACTGTAATTATTTGCACTAGTTGCAATACCAGCTAACTTATTTTTTTCAGCTGTAGTATAATCATTTGTACTAAGAGCTTTCCCTGATACTTTATCAACCTTGTTACCTAATGCTGAGTTCATTGCAGCAGTAGTTGCATAACCAGATAGATCTACAGTCTCACTAAGTTTATCCCATGTTGGTGTAGTAGATGTAGCTACATAGTTTGCACCAGTATCATTAACATTATAAACATCGCCTATTGTTACATCCACAGTAGGTAAGTTAGCGTAACTAGCAACAGATCCTTTTACTCTATAAACACTACTAACTTTACTATCTACTTCAGCTTTTGTATATACATTACTTGCATTAGCTTTAGTGGCCAATTGTGTATCTACATAAGATTTTGTTACATCCACAGTAGGTATAGTTGGTTTATTACTAAGGTCTGTATAACTACCAGAAGTGGCTACTTTAGCTAGACTTGGTTTGCCAGTTAAATCATCATATGCACCACTTGTAACAACTGTAGCAAATTCAGGTTTACTTAACACATTATCCCATTCAACTGAATCTGCCATACCACCACCAGTTGCACTAAGTACTTCACCATTCATAGTTAAACCTGAACCAACTTTAATACCACCTTTAACTGTGTCTGAAGCTGTAGGTAACGTGTAATTACTTAAACCAGCTAACTTGGTTTTCTCCTGAGAGGTGTAGTCATTAGAACTAAGCCCAAATCCATCTACCTTATCTACTTTACTTTGGATAGCTGTAGTATTAGAAGCAATAGCAGCAGTATTTTGAGATATCTTTTGATTTATTTCAGTAAAATCTACTTCTGGTATGTTGACTACTGCCCACTCACCACTTTGTCTAGCATATTGTTTACCGTCTAATGGAGCTTCTGGAATTATTGGATTGTTATCCGAGCTCAGGTATGGTATCTTAACCCATTCCCCATTATTTTTTACTTTAATTACCATAATTAGATATTAAATATTTGTCTACCAACAGATTTGGCATTGTCTCTACAATTTTGGAATGCTTGCCATTCTTCAAAACGACTACGCATTATTTCTCCATTCATGAATTGTTCAACCATATTAGATTTTAATGCTGCTTCCTCATCTGCACTATACTTTGTTCTAATGATTTTACTTACAAAAGAATCGTAGGTTGGTTCTTCATTGAATTTTAATTCATAATAAGCATAACCATGTATATCTTCAGAATTAACTTCTTCAATATCCCATCTAACTGCCCATTCATTCATTCCTAGGTATTCTATTACTTTAGGTATATTATCACCCTGTACTTTTTTTAATTCCATCATCACTTAATAATTTTTGTCTATAATCTTTAAAATTATAAGATCTCGTAAAGCGATACCATAAATTATGACAGCTTCCATATTTACACCATCCCCAATAAGCTGCTAGTGATGCTAGCCTCTTATTATTACTTTTATAACTTAATTTATGAATAAACTTCTTTTTGATATCTTTCCTGAGTAAAGTATGACCGTGGTAAAATACATAACCAATAAAATCTATACCTCTTACTTCTACAGGAAATATCTGCCAATTACGTTTTACTTTTAATTTCAAGTTATCAGCTAGATATTTTTCAATCTCTTGTAAGCAATATCTTAAGTAATCTTTATCTGGGTGTAATATAACAATATCATCACAATACCTGTAATAATATTTTATTTTTAATACTTGTTTAATCCACCTATCGAACCAAGTCAAATTCAAATTTGCTGCAAATTGAGATATGTAATTTCCAATTGGTAAACCTTTTGGTGTAGAATAAACTACATGATGTAATAATCTTAATAGTTTCTTATCCTTAAATACCTTTTCAAATTGTGAGTACAACACATCTTGATCTATAGAAGGAAAGAACTTTTTAATATCTAATTTTAAACAATATTTTGTGCCTTCTTTATCAGCTTTTAAATCTCTTTTTAATCTCTTTACTCCATAATGAATACCTCTTCCTTTTAAACAGTTAAAGGTATCTGCAGTAAATCTACTAACAAGGTAAGGTTCTATAACATTCATTATAGCATGATGGACTATTCTGTCTGAATAATACGGTAGCCTATATATTTCTCTTTCTTTGTTACCACGATCGGCGATGATTGTATATACGCAGTATTCCGAAGTACGATAAGTATCTTCAATTAATGCCTTTTGTAACCGGACCAGATTTTCATATGGGTTCCTGTCAAATTTTTTAACGCCGTATCTTTTAGTTTTACCTAGCCTAGCTTTCTTTTCAGCCCGGACCAGATTTTCATATGATATTATCCTGTTAAATAAATTGCCTATTCTTTTCATAAGCTATTTTGGTGGTAAGACCCGTTCGCCAAATACTACTAGGGTCTCTTCAAAGCACCTGTTATCTTTTACCTAGAGGTAAGGCTGATCTAAGTTCAACAAACATTTTTGTAAGTATCTGAAAGTATCTGTTAGTTCCAAAATTTCACTGATATTCGTCTATGAATTCGAGGATGCATTATTAGCATTAGCTATGAAGACTCTGCATTGAGAACCATTATCTGAATTACCTGACTGTTTTTTCAAGTATGAAATAATGTGACAGCAGTCTTACTATAAAGTCATCTCATAGTAATTCTTTTAGATCCCGCCCTTGTTATTAATATTTAATTATCTATATTACTCAGGACTATGCCTGCATTTTCTTAAATGTATCTGAATCAACTACAACGATCTTACCGTAAAAGGCTAATCTTGCACCGA